TATGAAGAGTGTAATAGGTTATATGCTGCACTCTTATAAGACCTCTGCTAATAACAAAGCAATCATTCTCAATGATGAAACTATCTCAGATAATCCTAATGGAGGTAGTGGTAAAGGGATTCTAATTAATGCTATTGGATACATGAAAAAAGTTAGCACTATTGATGGTAAGACCTTTGACTCAAATAAATCATTCCCTTATCAGACTGTCTCTTCTGACTGCCAGGTCCTAGCATTTGATGATGTAAGAAAGAATTTTAACTTTGAGAGCTTATTTAGTATAATCACTGAAGGTCTTACTATTGAATACAAAGGTAGAGATGCAATTAAACTACCTGTAAAAGACTCACCTAAAGTCCTTATCTCTACTAACTACACTATCAAAGCAGATGGTGGCTCTTTTAAGAGGAGGATGTTTGAGGTGGAGCTCAGTAGTTACTTTGGTACACATCACACTCCATTTGATGAATTTGGCTTTATGCTGTTTGAGGATTGGGATGAACAGGAATGGGCAAGGTTTGACCATTACATGATTAACTGCTTAAATTATTACTTAGAGAATGGTCTAGTAGAATCTGAGGCTAAGAATCTAGAGTTGAGAAAGTTTATCAATGAGACATCTCAAGACTTTATTGAATGGGTAGATAATAAGAATTTAGGATTTGATCAGAGATTGAATAAGGTGTCAATGTTTGAGAATTTTATAGCAGAATATACTGACCAAAAGAAGTACCTGACTAACAGAACATTTAATAAATGGTGTAAGAAGTATGCAGAATATAATGGTAAGGAGTATGTAGATGGATCTAGCAATGGTGCTAGGTGGTTTGAGATTAAGACACAAAGAGATCCTGATGTATGGGATAGTATAAATTATAATTGATATGAGTATAGATAGCAAATTACTTTTAAAAAGACATATTATGAATTTAATTTTAGGTAAAGATTCAGGATATTATATAACTAAGGAGCAGATGCCATTAGTAGATTATTATTTAAACATTGAATTTCATTTTGCTTTATTAGAACAAGCTGGAGTTTATAAAATTATATTTGATAATAATACATGGTATATTGGTAAGACAAAAAATATAGTAAAAAGAATTTGGGAACATTTACAAAAAGGAAAATCTAATTTTGAATTTGTAGAAATTAAACAATATCATATAGACAATAACATTCCATTTACTGTATTAAAATTATCAGATAATGAAGAGGATGAAATAAAATTAATTCATTTACATTTAGATATAGATAATAATTACTGTTATAATAAAGAACATAATAATAGAATCTAATGAACAAAGAAAACAAAACACTACTCAAAGCCTTAGAGATTAACTACCTCACCCTAAAGCACCCTACCATGCCATACATTACAGCATCAGATTGGAATGATAACTCTGCTAATGCTCTCACTAAATGTATTATTCACTTTCTAACCTATTCAGGCTTTCAAGCTGAGAGAATTAATACAATGGGAGTTTATAGAGAGGGTAAGAAGATACAGGTAGGTGAGAATACTAGACAGCTGAAAGGCACTTATACTCCTAGCACAGGTACAAAAGGATCTGCTGATATTTCTGCCACCATTAGAGGTAGATCAGTTAAGATTGAGGTAAAATATGGTAAGGATAAGCAGTCAGAAGTGCAGAAGAGGTATCAGGAATCAGTAGAAGCTGCAGGGGGTACATACTTTATTGCAAGAAATTTTGATGAATTTATGATATTTTATTTAAAATTCATTGCAGATATGAATTAATTGATTATCTTTACTGAAATTTAAAACTTAATTATGGAAACAAAAACAAAAGCTGTAGTACCAGCACCTGTACTAACTCTGCACCAAAAGCTCCACAAGGCTAAGCAGTCAATCGGCAAAGTAGCTAAGAATGCTACCAATCCACACTTTAAAAAGTCCTACAGTGACATCAATGCAATCACTGAGGCAGTAGAGCCTATCTTATTAGAGAATGGTCTACTATTATTACAGCCTATTCAGGGTAATTCAGTATGTACTCAGATTATTTGCATAGATTCTAATGAGTCTATTGAGTCATGTATGGAATTACCTGCAGGACTTAATCCTCAGCAAGTAGGATCTGCAGTTACTTACTATCGTAGATATACTCTGAGCAGTATCTTATGCTTACAATCAGTAGATGATGATGCAAATCTAGCTAGTGTACCTGTTAAGGCAGCTAAGCCTGGACTATCTAAAGAAAGATTTGAGGAGGCATTAGTATCTATTCAGGATGGTAAGTTTACTATCCCTAAGCTAAGAGAGACCTTTGAGCTTACAGATTTACAACTTAAAGCAATCATGTTACTATGAAATGGCATCCATCTTCACTCGGAAAATTAATGACAGCATCTCGGACTAAGTCAGAGGTGCTATCTGAAACTACTAAGACTTACATTAGAGCTGTAGCTAAGCAGGATTTCTACGGTTACAATGTAGAACTTAATAACAAGTACATTAATAAAGGTAAGATGCAGGAGAATGATTCTATTGATCTACTCAATACTGTATCATTCACTAGCATGGTAAAGAACACTGAGAGACTGAATAACGAATGGCTCACAGGAGAGGCTGATATAGTTCTAGATGACCAAATAGTAGACATAAAGACCTCATGGTCCTTAGAGACTTTCCCTGCTACCTCAGAAGAGGGTATAAATAAAGATTATGAGTGGCAGCTAAGAGCTTACATGATGTTATATGATAAGAACTATGCTACTCTATGCTATTGCATGGTCTCTACTCATCCATCACTACTGAATGAATGGGAGAACTTATCACTGCATCAGGTTGATCACATAGCTCCTGAGAAGAGAATCACTACTCTACTCTTTACTAGAGACCTGGAGCTTGAGGAGGAGATAAAGGTAAGACTGCATCACTGCACTGAGTACTATGTTAAGTATATTAATCAATTAAATAATAAATAAGATGAGAGTTCAATTCTATGAGGCTGCTTTGATTGCAGCCATGCAAGCACTAATACACAACAATCCTGGCATCAGTGCTAAATATGCAGCTAAAAAAGCTGTTGAATATGCTACTGAGTTAACTATACTAGAGTATGGTGTTTCTAATCCATTCCCTGACAAAGTAGTATGACAGAGAAAACAATGGCAATAATCCTGATGCTGATAATATATGGATTGATAATACTAGGTATGTATAAATTAATAACAACTATAATATGAATGAGTACAAAGTAAAAGGACTTATCAAAGTGATAGGTGATACCGTACAGGTGACTGAGAAATTCTCTAAGAGAGAAGTAGTAATAACAGTAGAGGATGGCAAATATCCTCAGCACATCAGCCTACAGGCTACAGGAGACAAAACATCTCTACTAGATGGCTGTAGAGTAGGTGAAGAGGTAGAGGCATCATTCAATCTGAGAGGTAGAGAATGGCAGGATAAGCATTTTAACTCATTAGAGCTATGGAAAATAGAAGTATTGACTGCAGCTGCAACAGCTCCTGCTCATGTACCTGATCAACCTGGTGATGATCTCCCTTTCTAAAGGGCAGAGCCTAAAGGACTTTATGATTAAAGAGACCAAGTCTAAGCTCACCCAAAGATATAAGCTCAGCCATTATGCTGAGGATATCGGAGTCTCTTACTGCTCCATTTGGAGATTCACCAATGGTAAGGCTGTCAATGAGCAGTTCTACCTTAAATGGTGGAAAAATTATCTAAATAATTAATAACTTTATGGCAGTCTTATGGCTGCCTTTGTTATTTTTGGCAGATGAACATACTAACCTACATTGCAATATCATGGTTTTTAGTAAACTTTGAGCCATTACAACTGCTAATAGACTCAATCTATAGCAAATTCAAGCCTAGCATTCTAGCAATGTATCTACACTCATCTGCTACCTGTATTAAATGTGTATCTTTTTGGCTAACATTAATCTGCACCTGGTCATTTATTGAAGCAACTATTGTAGCTCTATTATCGTTTATATTACAGGAATGTTTACTGAAGCTGAGCAAGTAATAATACAACAGGTATTCAGTCTACCTGAGAAAGAGCAGTCTTATAAGATTCATCTAATAAAACTCAAGCCCATTAAGATAAGACTGACAGCTACTCCTGATAAAGAATGCTTTTGTGGTAGTGTGAGGAGAAAGATATGGCTTAAGGATTTCAAGCAATGGTATGAGACCTATACTTGACAACTACATATCAGCTCACTACAAAGAGATAAGGAAATATACTAACTATTTTCTAGTAAGAATGAAGTCTACTATTTCAGCTGATGCTGTAATAAATAACTCTTTTTTATATTTATGTAATATA